CAGACAGTAACGCCACAAACGCTACAGTGTCAGGATCAGGCGGATCAGGTATACTTACTATCACAGCAAACAGTAACACAGAATTAACAGTAAATGATTCTGGTATGCAGTTGGGTGGATCAGGTGCAAGGGTGAACAGCATCCTTGACCAAGACGACCTATCAGGTGACTCGGCCACAGCACTAGCCACACAGCAGTCAATCAAGGCATATGTTGACGCACAGGTAACAGCGTCAGACCTTGATTTCCAAGGTGATTCAGGTGGTGCATTGAGCATCGACCTTGATTCAGAAACACTTGATATAGCAGGTGGAACAGGTATTGACACATCAGGATCAAGCAACACACTGACTGTGGCGATTGACAGCACAGTGGCAACATTGACTGGAAGTCAAACATTAACTAACAAAACATTGACTTCACCCGTGTTGAACACAGGTGTAAGCGGTACAGCGGTACTGGATGAGGACGACTTATCTACAAACAGTGCCACACAACTGGCCACACAACAATCTATCAAAGCATATGTTGACACACAGGATGCCGCTATCGCGAGTGACACCCTAACGTTAACAAACAAGACTATTGATGCAAACGGAACAGGTAATGCAATATCAAACATAGACATAGGCAACATGACAGCGGCAGTAGTTGTGCTTGAGTCAGAGGGAATCGCTTCCAATGACAATGACACTACACTACCAACAAGTGCTTCTGTAAAAGACTACGTTGACACACAAGATGCCGCGATAGCATCAGATACGCTTACGTTTACTAATAAAACAATCGACGCAAACGGTACAGGTAACGCAATATCAAACATCGATTCAGGGAACTTCCTATCAGGATTCTTCCTAGACGAAGATACTTTGAGTTCAAACAGTGCCACTTCTGTTGCTTCACAGCAATCGATCAAGGCATACGTTGACAGTGGACTTTCAAGTCTATCATCAACAACGATCACAGAGGGTAACAGCTCAGCAGTCGTGTCTGACTCGGGTTCAAATGGTGCGTTCACAGTAACAGCAGACGGTAATACGGAACTTGTTATCAATGACACAGCGGCAACGTTCTCAGGAAACTTAGTCGTATCTGGTAACTTCACAGTAAACGGTACAACTACTACTGTTGCCACAACTAACTCAACAAACACTGACAACTTGATCGAACTTGCTACAGGTACATCAGGATCACCGGCCAATGATGCAGGTATCGTCATTGAGAGGGGAAGTTCGGCCAACGCATTCATGGGTTTTGATGAATCGGAAGACAAGTTTAAAGTTGGTACAACTACATCAACAGGATCTGCTACAGGTAACTTGACTATCACTACAGGTACGCTTATTGCGAACATCGAAGGTAACGTGACTGGTAACGTGACTGGTAACACATCAGGAAGTTCAGGTTCATGTACAGGTAACGCGGCAACTGCCACAGCACTAGCAAGTGCTAGAAACATCGGTGGCGTGTCATTTGACGGAACAGGCAACATAAACCTACCAGGTGTGAACACAGGTGGTAACCAAGACACTTCAGGTAATGCGGCAACTGCCACTACATTAGCAACTGCAAGGAACATTGGTGGAGTTTCATTCAATGGAAGTGCCAACATCAACTTGCCGGGTGTAAACACAGCAGGTAACCAAAACACATCAGGAACGGCGGCGATCGGAACATCAGTAACAGTAACGGCTAACAACTCAGCCAATGAGACTGTTTACTTGACATTCGTTGACGGAGCAACTGGAACACAGGGCATCGAGACGGACACTGGTTTGAGTTACAATCCATCAACCAACGTTTTATCCACTACTGCATCTTCGGCTCAGTACGCGGACGTGGCGGAGCGTTTCGAAGCAGACGCTCCTATGGAAATTGGTTCAGTTGTAGAAGTAGGTGGTACAGCAGAGATAACGGAAGCAACTTCAGAAATGTCTCAGGATGTTTTTGGTGTAATCTCTGACAAACCAGCATACATGATGAATGCAAGTGCAGGTGACAATGACACACACCCATTCGTGGCAATGACAGGTAGAACACCGGTCAGAGTTACAGGTGTAGTGAACAAAGGTCAAAGACTTGTTACTTCATCAATTAAAGGTTGTGCTAGAGCAGTGGCGCAAGGTGAGTCAATCTCTCCTTTCAACGTCATTGGTAGAGCATTAGAGTCTAACACAGAAGCAGGTATCAAATTGGTAAACTGTGCAGTGAGGACTAACAACTAATAAATAATTTTACTTTTTAGTAGAACTTAAAGGGCGGTGGCAACATCGCCCTTTTTTTTATGACTGTACACAAAGACTTTTCAGATAAAAACGGAAACTACGATATACTGTTGAAGCATGTCGCAGGCAGGAAGTTGCGTAGAATAATTGACATAGGTGCATGGTGGGGTCCATGGTCTCTTTTTTGGCAACCTTATGCAGGCAAATTAGAAATATTCGAACCCAACAAGAGAATACTGCCGATGCTAGAGAACAACATCTCAACCTACAACAACTGCACACTGCACAAGACAGCGTTAGGAGAATCAAAGGGCACTGTATCAATGGGATATGACACACATTCTGGCACTAATCATGTCACTGATTCTAAGGGAGATACTCAAATAAACACACTAGACAGTTACAATTTTGACAATGTAGACGTCATCAAGATAGATGTCGAAGGGTATGAAATGCCTGTGCTCAAGGGTGCCAAAGACACAATCATGGCCAACAATCCTATGATCCAGATAGAAGGAAACTCTTCTGGAAAAAGGTATGGCATACACAAAAAACATATATCTGAACTGCTGAAAAGTTGGGGTATGATGAGAATAGAGAAAAAATGGCCCGATCAAGTATGGACATTCAAATAGCATAAATACTAGCACTGCTGTCAGCCGGCAACGATAACGAGGCTGTGTGTGGCATATGCTACACTAACATTATTATAAGGAGTACCCTAGTATGGCCATAGGTCGTATATCTGGGTCAGTACTGAAGTCAAACTTGACTAGGAACGGTACAGACCTGGCATTTGAAACAAACCTACTGTATCTCGATGTCACGAACAGTCGTGTGGGTATTGGTACTTCAGAACCTTCAACAATATTACACGTAAACGGAACAATCACAACAGAAACTATTGCTAACAGCGGCAATATTAATTTAGATGCCTCTGGTGGCGTAAACCTTGACGGCGGCAATGGTACAATTAATTTAAAAGATGATGGCACAAAATTTGCTGTATTTAGAAACGACAGTAGTGATTTATCTATAGAAGCAGATATACAAGACAAGGATATTAAATTCAAAGGAAATGATGGTGGCTCAACAATTACAGCGTTGACGCTGGATATGTCAACAGGTGGTGAAGCAACATTCAGCAATAAGATAACCACAGGTAACACCTTTATTCATAGTGGATCAAAAAATGCCTTTGATGTAGGCACATCAAATTTAGAAGTTAAAGGTAGCTCAAATGGTGCTAGGTTATTCGTTTCAAACGGAGGCGTTGAAGGTTTTTCTGCAGGATCGGAAGGCGGCGAAGGACATGGTGTAATATCTTTACGAGGCCAACCAGTATTTGTAGGTGGTAACAGTAGTAAAGGTTTTGCAATAGGTAGATCTGTTGGTTGGAGTGATGTTACAAATTTAGGGCAAGATGATCTTAAATTAAAGGCAGACGTCACTATCACAGGTGACTTGACTGTCAGTGGTGATACAACCACTGTCAGCACAACCAACACAACCATCGCAGACAACATCATCGAATTGAACACGGGCATTTCACAGTCATCGAATGACGCTGGAATAATCATTGAACGGGGAAGCACAGGCAACAACGCCGCGATCATATGGGACGAGTCAGCAGACAAGTTCATTATGGGTACGACAACTGCAACGGCGGCAGACAAATCAGGTGGTGTCTCGGTAACGACAGGTACATTGGTTGCCAACATAGAAGGTAACGCCGCGACTGCCACAGCACTAGCGACTGCAAGGAACATAGCAGGACAGAGTTTCGATGGTACCAGTGCCATTACTATTGCGTCAACTGACCTATCAAACACAAGTGCTATCGCATTATTAACTGCTTCACAGACATTAACAAACAAAACTTTAACATCACCGGTCATTGCAGACATTACAAGCACAGCAGATATAGATTTAACTGCTACAAATGATGTTAATATACCTGCAAACGTAGGTTTAACATTTGGTGATGATGGTGAGAAGATCGAGGGTGATGGAACCGATTTAACAATAAATTCTAGTGGTGATGTTATAATGAAACTCACCGGGGAACAACTTAAACTTAACGATGGTACTAGTCATATTGGTCAATTTGATTTAACTTCCAATCATCTTACTATTGAAGTTTTAGGTAATGACAAAGATATGTTCTTCAAAGGTTGGACTGGTGCATCACAATTTACAGCATTGACACTGGACATGAGCGGATCGGGTGCCGCAACATTCAACAGCACAATCGCCGCAACAGGGCTGACAATAAACAGTGCATACACACTGCCCACAGCAGATGGAAGTGCAGGACAGGTCTTGGCCACTGATGGTTCGGGCACCTTAAGTTTCGCAACAATATCAACCAACAGCGTATCACAAGGCAACTCAAACGTAACGGTAACGGATTCAGGCACCGGCATCATAGGTATCACCACTGACGGGACAAACATAGTGAATTTCTCAACGGCACTAGCGATAGATGCCAGCAATTCCAACACGGCATTAAGATTGCCAGTGGGCACGTCAGGACAGAGGCCAGCGGGTGCGGTCGGCATGATCAGGTACAACAGTTCCACTGACAAGATCGAGGGCTACACCACCGCGGAAGGATGGGCGGAATTTGGGGCAGGTGCTTCCAGCAGTAGCGATGAGACAGGTGATTCAGTTATAGGAATCGGACCCAATCCTAAGAACATAACCACATTCACAACCGGAACCTATGACAGTGCTTTCCTTTATGCTATCCTCAGGGACGAATCCAACGACGAAGTCAGCACAGCGAGATACAGTCTGGTCCACAACGACACTGGTGCGTTCTTGGCGACTTCCCACGTAAACGAATCAGACACTGCCAACAATTACATGACAGTCGACGCTGACATCACCGATGGAGTGGTCAGGTTGAGGGGTACGGGTGCATCAAACATCAACAGTATAAGTTACTACGAGATACCACTGGGGGACAACACAGAGGCCGGCACCACCGGTAATGTTACTAAATTCATCAACACAGATGTTGATTCCGCATCGGAGGTGATAGACAGTTTCGCCCTTTCCAGCATCAGAGGTGCCAAATACTTCATAAGCACCAAAGACGATGTTTCTGGGGAGGTCAGCAACACAGAGGCAATCGTAGTGCATGACGGTTCAACTGCGTACATCACACAGTATGGCTCGGTCAATGCCACAGACAACAACAGAGATCTGTTGACCTTGACTGTTGAGGTTGACAGCACGGTGGTCTTAGTGAAAGCATCATCATCAATAGCCAATGTCAGGGTCACTGGTTATAGGATAGCGTTAGGGGATTCCGAATCTGCAGACACTGGTGATAATGTTAACATCGTGGCGGCCACCACAGTGAATTCAGGCGCTACCGCCCTTGACACTTTCGCATCCGATGTGTACACAGGTGCTTTTTATTTGGTAGTTGGATACAACTCAACCGAAGGTGCGGCCAGCATGAGTGAGGTATCAGTAGTCACTAACGGCGGAGTGTCGTATGTGTCAACGGGTCCTGTTCTCAGCACCAAGGGAACGGATCAACTATCTTTCACAACCGGAGTGTCAGGCACAACAGTGACACTCAACGCGGCATCTACATCAGGATCTAGCACGACGGTCAATGCTTACAGGGTTCATATGTTGAGGGGTATAGGAGGCGCAGTCGCTGACACAGTCACAGTATCAGATGATGAAACCATATCAGGTATCAAAACATTTACGTCTCCACTTACACTGACAGTTGGTAGTGATCCGTCTACGGTGGCCAACAACGCACACATATACGCCAAGGACGAATCATCCAGTGCAGAAGTTTTCGTTAGAGACGAAGCGGGTAACGTTACCAAAATATCACCACACAACGAACAAGGAGAGTGGGAATACTACTCTAGAAACACAAAAACTGGCAAGACTGTGAGGGTAAACATGGAAGAGATGATCCGTGATATTGAGAAACTAACAGGCAAAAAATACATTAAAGATTTTTAAACAATCAAATCTAATATAGTCTGTAACTTGCCTTTTATACTTTTATTGTTAAGTGTATTTTTGAGACCCATGTGTAGATTCTTGGGCCAACATTCAAACGCCGTCCAGCAATAACCTGAATGTTCTTCATTCAATTTTGGTATGAATTCTGCGTCAATGGCTATTAGATATGTGTGGAAAAAGAACTTCTGATCGTTTGATGTAAACATCTCCAACGGGATCACTTTCTTGAACTTGGGTAGACTGCCCGTCTCTTCCTCTATCTCACGTTTCAATCCTTCGAAAGCACTCTCCGTGAATTTACTTTGGCCACCGACCAAACCCCACATTCCTTGTGTTTTGCGGTCAGTCCTCTGTAGGAACAGGAAACGTTTGGTGTTTGTTGCGTAGAACAGGGCACCTGAACAGACTATGTTTTCTTTCATGCTTTATTATAACAACTATGGGGTGGTAGCGTCAAGGCTTGAGTTGTATCCCGGGTCTGCTCCACCGTCTAATACTATACTCCAATTACCTTGTGTGTAAACACCCTCGTATGATTTCACCCATTCAGTGCCGTTGAACCTGTACTGTATACCTGTGTTAAGATTGGTAACATAATGTTGTGTGGAATCTGGATTTGATGCGTCAAAGGCTATGTTCCATTTTGATGTCGAACTGTTGTATTCTATGATGTCACCAACGCTGGCCACAAGTGTACCCCAAGTGGCACTCTGGAAACTGGCTGTGCTATCTCCCACGTCATTTATTACCAAGTATCTGTCACCATTAGCAGGTGTACCTGGATCAAATGTTGCTGGGTTTATGATCTTTTTCACTGCCGTCAATGAGTTGCTTGGTATTGTGTCGCCATCTATGGTGTATAACAAAATTGTGTCATCCAGTGTTGATGTTGCTATGGTACCAACGATCTCGTTGCCGTTTGGTTGTGTCAATCTTATCTGTGATGTGCCATTTGTGACCTTGCCATACTGATCCAATAATGTCTTCCAGTTCACCGCCGGACCAAAAGTTTCAAAAGGATCAAAATTGTTGGGCTCGTTAGCACCAGTCTGGAATCCATCCCCGCCTGATTTGACATTTACTCCCGTCGTACCTAACAGTCTCAATTGATTTCCTGTGACTAACAATCCAAAGTTGTTTGGTGTTATGAAACTCTTCGACACTAGTTCTCCGTCTATCAGTCCTTTTGCTATGCCGCCGTCGTCGTCGTATATGCTCATTATTATCTTCTGTACCACACCAAGTTTTTTAACTTTTACAGGTGGAGACAGCCATATGGGCATACTAAACTGTAATGTTGCTACATCAATTTCAGAATCTGCACCCACTGGAATAGTTCTCGAACTAAATGTAATATTACCTAACTCAATATAACTTAAACTTGTCCAGTCTATGTAGTTGTCTGTCTTTTGTACCTCAAAATCTGGGTTGAACAAGTATAGTATCTGTTCTAGTATCTGCAATTTTTGATCTGTGTTCGATGAGAAAATATCTGCAGTGACTTCCAATCTGAAAGGTGAAGGCATGACCTTTTCCACGGTGTATCCTGCACCTAGTTGGTTTGTGTAGTTTCCGTCACTGTCAACGTCTCTTTCTCTTAGGTGTTGCTTTTCAATATGATAAGGATTTTGCATTCTGTCCCTGTCATAATTCAGTTCTCGCACATAACAAGCAATTTTTGGTGCATAGTTAAGTGCATTCTCACTATTATTCCTGATGATGTTTGCAACCTGTCTTGTTGGGTCTCCGTAAACAACAGGAACTGCTCTTAACTGTACTGTATTGTCCTTACCTTTTCCTGTTTCCACAGAAAAATTACTTAAAATCCTAATGAATTGAGTGAGAAATTTTCTTACCTGTCCTTCGTAAAAATGTAGCATTAATTGTCAGCCTTTGGTTTCAGTGCATTTGTCAGTGACTGTCTTTGTGTTACTGTTAAACCGTTTATTGTTGATTCTGTAGCATTGTTTACAAAACTTGTTTTGTAGTTTCCTCTAGAATCGTTGTTCGTTGTAGTTATCCTCACGCTATCTTCAATTTTTATCCATCTGTTCCCGTCATATCTAAACAACCTGTTAGGTAAGAAATCAGTCCTTAAGAAATAGTCTCCTTTGTCAACACCAGACGTCGGGAACGTAATACCAAATCCTGCAGGATTTCCGTTAGGTGCGACGCCATCGCCGTCTAGATAGAATCCGTAGTGTGAACTTGCAGGAGTGTCTATCGTGGCATTCACGGTGTTACTGCTACTTGCTCTTTGGGCCGCTGTGTTAACATTCTCAGTACGTATGTTTCCTCTTTCGTCTATTGGTGCGACATAATATTGTTTGTAATTGAACCCTGCCTTTGGAGCATCGGATTCTGCTTGTGCCACAATCTGATCGTTAATAGTTTTTTCCCTGTTGTACGTGCTCATGTAACTTGCAACTGATCCCGTGGTAGTTGCATCTCCTATCACGTCTTTGAATTCTTGTGAATCTACTAGAGTTTTCATTTTCAATCTCAATAGGTGTGGCCACCAAGTTTGTGAAAATCCTTCTGCCGCTCTGTTTACGTCTTCTACCACGTAGTATCTCTTCAGGGCGATTGGCACACTTTCGTCTAATGAATAATCTTCCTTCATATGTGGAAATTCTATGACATCACCACTCATCGGTTTCCTACCAATCCTTTCAACAATGTCGTTAAGATGCACTGTTAGGAATAAAGTATCGTTCTGCAAGAACATGCCAAACTGAGAAAGATTGAAGTCAGCATCTTGCACGTTGTATATGCCTCTGACCACATACACGTCGTCTGAATATTTTCTATCTCTGTTCTCTAAAAATAGTAGATCTTGTATGGTTCTCTCGTTTAGACTATCACCAGAATATTGTGGTTGAGTGGGTGAAGCATCACCGTCCTTGTTTGTGTCTCCCTGATCGTAGGGTCCTAGATATTTGTGTAGGTGTAGATCCGTGCCGCCCACTGTGAACATCTCCTTGATGTTACGATCGAAGAACTTGTAGTCATTGCCTTTTTCAGGCTTGAAAATGGATAATCTTGGCATATCATACATATTTATTGCACAGGCAAAGGCTATAAATATGTACATGTCAGAACTACAAACAGGACAACAGGAAATTTTCGATTACGTCAAGAATAATCTAGGTGACGGCATGATTGACGTTGAATTAGACCCTAAACACTATCAAACGGCGCTGGAGAGGGCTATTAATAAATTTAGACAGAGATCTTCGAATGCAGTGGAAGAATCATATGCTTTTCTTGAACTAAAGAAAAATCAAAACACTTATATACTGCCAGACGAGATCATAAATGTTAGGAATTTAAATAGAAGATCAGTCGGATCAAGAACAGAAGGTGGAGAAGGCGGAACATTGTTTGAACCGTTCAATCTAGCCTACACAAACACATACTTACTGAGAGCAGGGGCAACTGGCGGATTGGCCACTTACTTTGCATTTGCTTCGTACCAAGAGATGATAGGGAAAATGTTTGGAAGTTTTATACAATTCCATTTTGATGTAGCAACAAAGAAATTAACTATAACTCAAAAACCTAGAGCAGATGACGAGACTATCTTGATGCACACAGACAACTTCAGGCCTGATATCACATTGTTCAAAGACATTTACTCTAAACCATGGATCAGGGATTACACACTTGCGGTGTCTAAAATAATGTTGGGTGAAGCAAGAGGCAAATTCAATCAAATAGCAGGCCCACAAGGCGGAACATCACTGAATGGTGATGCACTGAAAAATGAGGGCCAGGCAGAGATAGAAAGACTGGAAGCAGACATAGGAAATTACCAAGAAGGTGGAACACCACACAGTTTTATTATTGGTTAATTGTCCACAAACTCCATTTAAATACCGTGCATGAAAGATTCCAAATATAAAAAATATTCTGACCTCTCACTAGATGAACTGGAAAAGTTGGTAGAGGAGTTGGAAACAATGAGCATAAAAGCGTTGAAAGAACGCAAGAAAACCTTGAGATCGTCTATATTAAGATCTGTAAGAAAAGCAATCAAAGAGATTGAAAAACGTCTAAAAAAATAGTATAATAAACCTATGTTAATAGGTATAGTAGGTTTAATAAGTTCTGGCATACGCACAGTCGCTGACAGGCTTGTTGAAAAACACGGATATTACAAAGAGAGTTATGCTAAAAGTTTGAAAGATGCTGTGGCATCGATGTTCAATTGGGACAGGTCTCTGTTGGAAGGCGACACCGACGCCAGCAGGCAATGGAGAGAACAGCCTGATGCATACTGGAGTGAGAAATTTGGC